ATTATAAAACGCTGGGAAGACTTTACAGGACAAACAGCAAAACTACTCGAAAGAGGTACTGATACAAACAGTTTGAAAGAGGAAGAACAATGGCAAGACCAAAAAAATATAAAATTGACACAGACGAAGTCACTAAATTAGCGTCATATCATTGCACAAACAAAGAAATAGCCGAGTTTTATGGCTGTAGTGCAGACCTAATAGAGAAGAGTTATTCGGTTTTTCTGACAAAAGGGAGATCAAAGGGAAAAATGCGTCTCAGACAGCTACAATGGCAGTCCGCTGAAAAGGGTAATGTTACAATGCAAATATTCTTAGGGAAGAATATGTTAGGTCAAATGGATAGTCCAAGTGAGTCTATGAATGATCAACCTTTACCATTTATTGATTAATGGAGTATTTATTAATATTATATTTAAGTATTGGTACTCTTGTTTACACAGTACCTATCGATAAAACTTGTAGTGAGTTATACGAAGCTATGGAGATTAAAAATATAATACAGTATGTAAATATTTATGACGATAGCGGAAAAATGACTGGAAAAGTTACTAAACATAATGATTATTATGTACACGCTTGGGGTTGCCAAGTAAACACTAATTGAATGACAATATGGCAAAATATCAAGGCAGAACAGTTAAACTAAACAAACCTAGTCGTGGTGATGTTAAAAAGTTTAAAGTGTTTGTAAAAGATCGATCAACTGGTAATGTAAAGAAAGTTAATTTTGGATCTAAGGAAATGAGCATTAAGAAGAACATACCTGCTAGAAAAAGATCATTTGACGCTAGAATGGGTGGTGTGCTAAAAAGAGTTAAGGGTCAAAAGAATTTAAGTGCCGCTTACTGGAGTTTACAGGCTTGGAAAAAAGGTTTTAAAGTATGAATGACGAATTAAATAAATTCTTAAATCAATCAATAAACACCTTAAAAGATAATGAGGAAAAAGAATACATATTCAATAGTAATTACGCAGGTAGAAAAATTAATATAAGAATAAAAATAGATGCCCTTAACAAGTCCACAGAAACAAGTAGTCGAGTCGAAAGCTAGATTTAAAGTATTAGTTACAGGGCGTAGATTTGGTAAGACCCACTTAGCGATACGAGAGTTAATTAAAAACGCTTCATTGCCTAATAAAATGGTGTGGTTTGTATGCCCTAGTTATAGACAGGCTAAACAAGTATGTTGGTCAGGCTTAAAAGAACGCTTAAAAGATTTAAAGTGGATTAAAAAAACTAATGAAAGCGATTTATCTATTACATTGGTAAATGGCTCGGTCATAGCGTTAAGAGGTGCAGATAGGTCTTATGATAGTTTGCGTGGCGTAGGACTAGATTATTTAGTGATGGACGAATTTGCTGATATATCTAGTGAGGCTTGGTTTGAAGTATTAAGAGCAACTCTTTCAGATCGTAAAGGTGGTGCTATGTTTACAGGCACACCAAGAGGCTATGGTAATTGGGCATATGATTTATTCTGTAAAGGTTTAGAGGATAAAGATTGGAAGAGCTTTCAGTTTACAACCTTAGATGGCGGACAGGTAGACAATGACGAAGTAGAAGCCGCAAAGAACGATTTAGATGAAAGAACCTTTAGACAGGAATACTTAGCAACCTTTGAAACATATTCAGGTGCTATCTATTATAACTTTGAACGAGAGCAGAATGTTAAGACTGTAAAGGACAACAACACGACATTGCATATCGGTATGGATTTTAACATTGATCCAATGAGTGCCGCAGTGTTTCAGATAGAAAATAATGTTATCAATTTTATTGATGAAGTAATAATATACTCATCTAACACAGAAGAATTAGTTAAGGAAATACAACAAAGATACCCTGAACGGAAGATCATTGTATATCCTGATCCTGCTTGTAGACAACGCAAGACCTCAGCAGGTGGCAGAACTGATTTAACGATATTACAGAACGCAGGACTAACAGTAAGAGTTAAGAACGCACACCCTCAGATTAGAGACAGAATAAATGCTGTCAATTCGAGGCTAAAGAATACAAACGAGCAAAGAATGATGTTTATAAACCCCAAATGTAAAAACATTATCAGAGGCTTGGAGAGACACCTTTACAAAGAGGGAACTACGCAACCTGACAAGGATAGCGGTTTTGACCATATGAATGACGCATTAGGCTATGCGGTTGATTATCTGTTCCCTATAAGGAAAAATTATAACAAAGAATTACCTACAAGATGGAGTGTTAAATAATGGGAACATACATAACGAATGACAGCAATATGGAATCTTTAATTCACGATAAAGATTTTATGGAAGCTAGGCACGATAATTATGACTTAATGATTCAAAGATGGAATTTTTATCTTAGATCATACTTAGGTGGAGAAGAATACCGAGCAGGTAGTTTCTTACACGAATACGCATTAGAATTAGATTTAGAATACCAAAATAGAGTTAATTATACGCCTATAGACAATCATAGTCGTAATATCATAAGCATATATTCTAGTTTCTTGTTCAGAGTACCACCAACAAGAGAGTATGGTACATTGTCTACCGAGCCTAGTTTAGAATCATTTTTGGCTGATACCGATTTAGACGGACAGAACTTTAATGCGTTTATGAAGAACGCACAGACTTATTCAGGTGTATATGGCAATGTATGGATCTTTGTTGATAAGCCTGAAAGCAACGCACAAACTAGAGCAGATGAATTAGGTCAGGATATAAGACCTTATTTAACTATGGTTACGCCTGATAATGTTATGGATTGGCATTACTCAAGAGCAACTAGTGGTCGTTATGTATTGGATTATTTAAAGGTCAGAGAAGAAAGAACTTCTGATGGCACATACTTTAGAATATGGACGCCACAAGATATATCTTATGTGTTTGTACCGGAACGAGGTAAATTAAGAGTTTTAGAAACTAAGCCCAATCAATTAGGTGAGATACCTGCGGTATGTTTATACAATAAAAGATCACCTCGCAAAGGTGTTGGGATTAGTGATTTAACAGATGTGGCTTTATTGCAACAGTCTATTTATAATGAGCTATCTGAAATGGAACAGTTGATTAGATTATCTAACCACCCTAGCTTAGTTAAAACACAAGGTGTTGAGGCTAGTGCAGGAGCAGGATCTATTATATCTATGCCTGATGATTTAGATGGTGGTTTAAAACCTTATCTATTACAGCCTAGCGGTTCTAATTTAAGTGAGATCAGATCATCTATTGAACAGAAAATAGAAATGATAGATAGAGCAACGCATATGTCAGGAGTAAGACAAACTAAGACGCAAGTGTCTAGTGGGATTGCTTTACAAACAGAATTTGAAAACCTTAACTCAGTATTAAGTGAGAAAGCTGACTTATTGGAAAACGCAGAAGAACATATATGGTCTTTATTTGCTAAGTGGCAAGGTAAGGTATTTGATGGGGTTATTGATTACCCTGAATCATTTAACTTACGAGATTATGCTTCTGATCTACAATACTTACAACAAGCGAAAGCAAGTGGTGTTAGATCAAGCACATTCAGTAAAGAGATTGATAAACAGATTGTCGGTGCAGTTATTGATGACGATATAGTTATTAAAACTATTAATGACGAGATCGAAGCCCAAACTGAGGTAGGTGTATTTGAAACTGCACAAACTCAAGCCGAAGTATCTGAGGAAGAATAATGAAGAACTCAGTTATTGTTATAACCCTTATGGTAGGGATACTATGGGTATGCGGTGTGTTGTTTGATAAAGCTATGGCTGATGTAACTTCAAGTGGCTCAACTACAAATGATCAGGTAAATTCTAGTGGGAGTAATACTGCGATCACAGGAGGTTACTCGTCAACTGCTACTACAAATTTTCAAGACGGAAGTTCTAGTAACTCGACTACAACTAATACGACTAACGCATATCAAGGTGATTCAAGAGTTGTAAATACAGCTAATGCACCTGCTCTAAGTAATATGAGCCAAGATGTATGTACGATAGGTGTTGGAGTTGGTGGATCTAGTTTTTCATTCTCCGCAAGTATTGGTACTTATAAAAGAGATTTAAACTGCGAAAGATTAAAACTCGCAAAAGCATTATACGATATGGGTATGAAAGTTGCGAGTATAAGTTTACTTTGCCAAAACCCAATGGTGTTTGAAGCAATGCACCACGCAGGAAGTTATTGTCCATATGATTCTAAGATAGGGCTAGAGGCTAAAGCTGAATGGGAAAAGTACGGAAAGCTAAGACCTGATTATGAAGAATATACCAAGAATTTAAGAATTATAGAAAAAGTAGACAACGAAATATTAGAGGATTTAAATGGGGAAGATCAAACTATTAATTATAGTGGGGGTACTGTTAAGCTCGGCAATCAGTAAAGCCGAAACAGTTTGTATTCAAAATGTACCTCAATATGGGGATCAAACCTGTACTACTACTACTAATGTTGTAACCTCAGTTACTACTAGTCATACTACTAATAACTTCTTATCAGGAGATTTTACTGATGGTAGTTGGAATGGAACTAACTTAGATCATACACACGGAAGCGGAATTATAGCAGGTGTTGGTGGCGAGTATGTACAAAGTACACTCACTCAAGCTGATTCAGGTTTAAGTGATGACGAAGTACAACGAGGGTTTAGTTCTACTATTGGTGCTGACATTTGGTTTTGGGATCGGTCTGATACGAACCAATCAGTAACTATGACGCAAATATTTAATGATGGTAATGGTGATGTAACAACGCAAAACAGAGTGGTTGATTATGCAAACAATGGATATAATACTTATCAAGACACTATAGTTGTAGGTGAGAACACTGCAACCAATGGTAGTGTTACAGCACGATTTGATTTTACTCATACTAATTCAACTCAGCATAGAGCCGCAGACTTAAAAAATCCTACGCTTACATTTGATTATACTAAGATTGAGAACACTACCTCACAGGTAAGCAATACTACAGTAGATTATTGTTTTGATCGGACACCAAACACTTGTCCTCAAGCAGTTGAGGATATTGTAGAAACTATTGATGATATAGAGAGTGATTTAGTAGATATATTTGAAGATATAGAAGCACCTGAGATAGACTTGCCTGTTATAACATACGAGCCTGAAACTATAGAGGTTGATGAACCTAAGATAGAAATAATAAGTGTTGAAACTATTGATATGATACCTGATGTAGAAACTATAGAGGTCTTATCTATACCAGTTGAAATGTCTATGGTTGAAGATACACCAATAGAAGAAATTACTACGGAAGAAATTATAGATGCCTACGATACTGAGCCTGTTGTTGAAACAGCAACGACTAATGAACCCGAATTGGAAACCAATACTAATGAAGAACTACCTACAGAAGAAGTGGCAATGGTTGAGCAAGAACCTGAATTGGATAATGGAGAAGTTGTTGGAGAAGAAACAATGCCCGTGCAAGAAGAATCCGCAGTGCCAGTGTCAGACGAAAGCACAGAAGTTATCGAAGAAGAAACCATTGAAGAAGAAATTATTGAAGAAGAAGCTGTTGAAAAAGAAGTTAAAGAAGAAGAAGTAGAGGTAGCAGAAGAAACAGTAGAAGAAACTACTGAAGTTAATCCTAAGATGGTTGCAATGGAAGAATATATAGATAGCAAGATAGATAACGAACTACAAAGAATAGAAGCAACACTCACAGTAGTTAGTGAGTTGGTTAGTAGAGAAATGAAAGCTAATCAAGTTGATATTTCTAGTTACGCTAACATTAATCAAGCTATATTTAATATTGAGCAGTTGCCTGATGGCAATAAAGATTTCTTTAATCAAATAGCCTTAGTTGGTTATGATAGAGATATATATACTAAACAAGTTTCACTTAGTGCTGATGATCCTGTTGTTAAACACACAATAGAATTAAACAATGCTAGGACAGAAGTTAATACTAAATACAATGAATTAAGGGAGTTAATCAATGCAAGGAATGGTATCTAAGTTAAGTTCTTACGCCTCATTAATTGGGGTTATTGGAATTATTGGTGGTGGCTTTATGGCTTGGGGTGAGTTTAACAATCGCATAGCCCAATTAGAAGATAGAGAATATGTTATTAATAGCGAAGTTGATCTAACTGATGTTAATAAATCAATAGAGGGTAACAAGGCTGACATTAAGATTAATGGTAAGGCTATTGAATACCTAGAAGCTAAAATTAGAGAAGTACAGGTCGCTAACGACAATCCGTTATTAAGTAATTAATATGCAATGTAAACATTGCGAACACGAATGTCATTGTGGTAATAATGGTCAATGTGTAACTTGTAAATGTGCTAACTGCGAACACAATGCATTAGACGAATTTTGGAAACATTTAGATAAAGAAGATAATGGATAAAATAGAAGAACTTGCACAGCTAAGAGAAAACCTTGTTGATGATATTGAGTTATTACATACGCAAAGATTAAACATAGCTCTTGAAAATCTTGAAAGAGAAGTTGTTAAGATAGCAAGTGAATTACCTATAAGAGAGGGTAAACTATTTGAAGCTAGATTAGCTGTTGAGATTAGACCTAAACTTAAACAAGCAATCGATAAACATTACACCTTATGGGCTGATGGTACTGTAAGAGAATACGATAGAGTGGCAAAGCGTATTGTAGAGAATATGAAAGTGCTACCGATACCGGCTAAGTTTAAAACACTTACAGAATTAGATATTGAGACTATAACTAATTTAAAGCGTGTTAAGTTTAATGGATTTTTAACTGTAGGTGCTGAAACAGTAAATGCATTAGCTGATGAAATATATAGCTCGACAATAACAGGCAAATCACTTAATGATACTGTTAAGACATTACAGCAGAGAATAAATGGCGTATATATTAAAGCTGATGTTGATGAGATTAATGAATTAGTAGAGTTTGTCGCCTCTACCACAGATGAAGTTGCAAAAGCGAAAGCGATAGAACGATTACACACATTTTATGGTGCAGATCGTGTTGGAAATAATATGAGAAGATACGCAAAGCAATTAGCACACGACAGTTTAATGGAATTTGATGGTCAGTTTACCAAAGCGAAAGCAGGTGAAGCAGGACTAACAAACTACTTATATTATGGAGATACAATTGGTGATAGTAGACCATTTTGTATAAATAATAGAGGTAAAATATTTTCAGAAGATCAACTTAGAAATAAGTGGTCGTCTGAGATTTGGAAAGGTAAGTCTACGACTGATCCTTTCACAAGTAGAGGTGGATATAATTGCCGACACCATCTACAACCTACCGACCCAAGTTGGTATGATAATAATGGCAATCTTATAATATAGGAGAATACTACTATGGCTGACGAGCAAAAAACGGAGATCGAGAATACTGAATCTCTAGAAACAAAACAGGAAGTTGAAACACAAGAAAAAATGGTTCCACAAGCG